CCTGCCATCGTGAAATATCGATGCCCTCGATCACGGCTCGACCTTGCGCCGCCGCGGCGACGACCGCCTACCCAAAAAAAAACGCCCCCACGTTGGGGACGTCCGGTCTGGTGTTTCATGAGCGACCACAGCCGTCCCGGGGTCTCCCCGGGCACCATGCCAGACCTAGGAATTCACTCGCGCCGCCAACTCGCCGATCACATCTGCCAAGGTGCTGGTCTCCATGTCGAAGCCCGCAGCCCTCGCCGCGTCGAGAGCGTCGAGTCGTTCCTGCTCGCACACCCGCTCCATGAGCGTTGGTCGTGTGGGCTTTGGGGTCACTGCTGGCGTCGCCCGGGGTTGCGCATCCGGTGACTCATCCAAAGGCAGCCTAGCGATATCTTCGAGCAGCACCTTGAGTGCTTCGCGGGCCGTCTCTGCGATCGCTGAGACAGCGTCCTCGATCGTGACGATCGCGGACGATGTGGTCCCCCCTGGGCCAAGGCCGGTGAGGTAGGTGAGCAGAGCCTCAATCGTCTCTGCGTTGATGTCAGGCTCACCGACATCGGCGCGGCACGTTCGGCACGTCTCACCCCAGTCGCCGCTCGGGTACGTTTGGCCATGGAACTCGCGCCAAGCCTTGCACTCCGCGCACCACGTCAATTCGTGTTTGTCTGCCATCGCCCCGATCACCGATTGGCCAACATCCGTATCTGCGGCGAGTTCGGCGAGGACGGCCGACAGGGTCGAGACGGGTTCGGATCGCTCGTCCCAGACACCCTCCCATGCCCTCCCCTCGCCAGCCACATCACCAATGCCGCCATCGTCGTCCTCGTCGGACGGCCGCCATATGCTCGGGCATCCCGGCCGATGGTCGTCGTTGCTCCCCAGCATGTCGCCTCCGTCGTCAAGAGGGTCGGCGCACTCGCAGCCTGGCACCCACGTCGTTCCGAGCCACTGGACCTCACCCGGGTCATGGCCTGCCCTAGTCATGCCCGGAGCTAGGTAGCTTGTCGTGTCAAAAGGGAGGACGGCGAACGCCCAGCCGCTGGTCGTGTGTCCGCTCGCGTCGTCGAAGTCCGCACCGTCAGGGCAGAACACCGCAAGCGGCCAGCCCTCTCCAAGTTCGCGGTCCAGGTACTCGATCAGCCGTTCAAGCGCAGGGCGAAACGTCGGGTAGATCGCGTAGTCCCCGAAGCACTCGGCAAGTTCGGTCAATCGGCCTTCGGGCGCGGGCGCGCCGGCCGTGGTCGGTTCGTCAACAGCGTGCCCGTCGTCGGAGCCACCGCGCAGTTCGTCAGGGTCGACCGGTGGCGCGCAGGGCTCGTCGCCAGCGTCATCATCATCACAGGTATAAACCCCCGTGTTGTCCCCGTCCCGCATGAACCTCTGGCAGCCTTCACACAGGCCGTCGAGCGCTTCTCGCCGCTCGGCCCGTGCCTCGGCGGCTGCACACCGTTGTTGAAGTTCGCTGAGCAGCAACCGCTCGTCTTGCAATTCAGCAGCGAACGCGTCCCGCTCGGCTTCAGTCTTCTCGACCCGCCTGTAGACGCTCGCCGTTAGCCGTTCCGCCCAGGCCTCGACAGTCGCCTGGCCCCGTCGCGCGGACGACAGTTCAGCCGTGAGTCGCTCAACGTCGGCTCGCAGCCGGGCCTGGTCCCGCTCGAGGTCCCGCAGCGACCCCTCCGCTCGCAGACGCTCGGTTTGCAGCTGCTCGTCTCGGGCGTGCTCGTGCTGGGCGGGCGGCTTGTGCATGGAGGCCATGAACGTCTCGATCAGCTTGAGTGGTACGAGGGCCGTGTCGGCGTCGTCGCCGACGTAGACCCAGCGGTCGCCGTGTTCACGCAGGTCTGATGGGTGACAGTTCACCGCCGCATTCCACAGTGGCTCGATCGAGTAGCCACCAAAAGCGACCCGCTTTGCATCCTCGAACGCGGTGCTCTCGTGAAGCGCGGGGTCGACCTCCGCGGCGCTCGCGGCCATGTCGTGGTCGGTGTTGACCCGCGCGCGCCGACGCCCCTCAGCATCGCTGACGCGCGACGCCAAGTCCGGCCACTCGTCGGCATCCAGGGCGTCAACCTCGACCTCGCCGAGCGTCTCCATGCACGCTCGGTGGGCCGTGACTCGACCGCGTGTGACGGCGTCGCTCACAGCCATGGGCGAGCCACATGCTTCGCAATCGTTCGGGTGGGCCAGGGAACTGGGGTCGGCTTGGTCGCTCATTACCGTGAACCTTACAACAGTCTTTGTCGGTTGCAAAGTAGCCGCGGGCTGATAGTCTGCCGCTCTGCGCGACGCGAAACCACGGGTGCCGGAGCCAGCGCGCAAAACGTGCGTTCTAATCTTTTTTGGGGTTGAGCTCTTGAACACTAATGCTGCGCGTATTATAGTCCTGTGCATGGAGACCCACACCGCCACCATCGCTGCCGCCGTCACGGTCGAGAAGATCGGCCGCCGGCACTACCTCACCGGCGACACTTACGCGCACAAGGACGCGATCCGTGACGCTGGCTGTAAGTGGGACCCCGACCAGCGTTCGTGGTGGACTGGCAAGGCTGCTGTCGCGGCTGAGCTTGTCGAGGCGATCGCGTCGGCGCCCGTCGGCCCTCTCGAGGGCTACCCCACCAAGCTCCCGAGCGGCGACTGGGGTGCTCGGATTATGGGCTCCCCCGAAGTGGGCGCTACCGTCCGCATTCGGACGCGAGCTGGCAAGACCTGGGACGCTTTGGTCGAAGCCGTGCACCCGCAAGGTGACGGCTCCTGCGTCGTCAAGACGCGGCGCGAGGCGACGGCCAGCAGCCCGCAGCCCAGCCGCTCCGCCCAAGTTCCCGTCTCCGCGGCTCCCCGGCCCCGCTATCGCACCTGGCGCCCCTGTGGATACCCGGGCTGCAGCCAGCACTACTGCGACGAGTGCGATGGCGAGGGTTACATCCCCGGCCGTTGAGCCGGACCTGCCCTCTCAGCACGTAGACTTCATCGCCCTCGATTCGTCGACAGGACCCAGACCATGACCATCACTGCAACATATTCGCGAGTTGAGTCCCGCCACCGGGACTTCGGATACCGGGCCGCCATCGAGGAGATCTACAGCTCGGACGAGGGCTTCGCGGCCTATGAGACACGCGTCAACCTCGATGTCGAGGCCGTGGAAGATGACGATCTTCTTTGGGTCACAGCGGATGGCTCGCCAGCGTTGCTAGACCGCCTTCTCTTCACGCGTGAGCTGACCGCTCACGCGGTGGAGGTCCTGACGTCCTACGCTCCTGGGGGCGTCCTGCTTCCGGGGGAAGCGGAAGCTCGCGGGCGCACTATTGCCGCGGTCCGTGCGTCGGGGCCCCTCGCAGCCCGTGCCATCGCGGAGGGCTGGGAGACCTATTCCTGGGCTCCGGTGCACGGCGGCTCGCGCCCCCATTGGTCGTACTGCCACGGTGACGTGATCGATGTGACCCGGCCACGCGCTGACGGTGGCGGCTGGGCCGTCGCTGTTGTCCTTGCGTCCGACCGCGAGGGGTCGAGTCACGAGCCACGGTTCAAGTACGGCGAGGAGACTCCGTATGAGGACAGTTCGCCGCTTCGTTCGCTCGTGACCGTGGCGTACGTGCCGCGGTCGGACCTCTACAGCATTGTCCAGGTGGCCGTCGACGTCCGAGTCGCGCTCCGAGTCACAAAGCGACCAGGCAGCGGCGCCATCGACGTCGGCGGTTGCGCGTTCGCGGTCGACGTCGACCATCGTTCACGGCTTGCGGTTCCGCTTCTACCAGAGAGTGTACGTGCGTCGATTCTCGCGCGTGGCGAAGACCTAGACGTCGTGGCAGGCGGATTCTCGGTTCTTGTCGAGATCGTCGCCGTTGGGCTGCCGTGTGTCGATCCGTCGCCCGGCGATCTCGTGGTCAGGACTCGGTCAGCGGTGGCCGGTTCGCTCGATCGTGTGGCCGCCGTCGAGGGTGCCAACGTGACCTTGGAGTCCGGGCGCATCACCTGGGCACCAAAGGACGGTGGCTACACCCTCTACCGGGTGGTGCTGCCGTTCGATCTTCCTCACCAGACCTGACCCTCATCACCACTGGAGGAGACCAGACCGTGAGCGCATCCATCACCCACCTCGCCATCAAGACCGGCAGCGTTTTCACCTGCGTCACAGTCGATCTCGACGCCAACCAGTGCACAGTGCTCCATATCAACCTCGACTGCTAGTTCAACCATCAACTCGAAAGCTAATCTTATGACATCACCACAAACCACCATGCGCGACAAGATCATCTCGATCACAGGATGGATGAGGGAGAACGCGGGGGCTCTCAGCGCAGCCCACTCGCTCTCGACCTCGTACATCGAAACCATCGAATGGGACGACGTCCCTGACGACGCAGTTGCCTACGGGCAACTGACGGTCTGGGTCAAGGGTCGGCGGCTGCTCGCAGGCGTCTGGACCGGGACCGAGTGGGTGACGCATTTCGACGGCCGCGGCCGCGTACGAGACATCACGAGCGCCATTCATAGGGTCGACGGACGATGACTGGACGAGACGTCGCAGCCGTCGCGCCTGCAGCGACTCACCACTACTCCACTCACCCGATGGGGTACGCCTGCAGGTATCGCCGGCGAGCGTCCAAAATCGGCGACGTCGTGCAGCATTCTCGCCTGTGCGACGAGTTTCCTGGGTTGGTCGTCCTGCCCGTTTGGGCGCCCGCAGACGAGATCGTCGCGCTCGACCGGCTGGTTGATCAGGGGGATGCGACCGCGGTCGATGAGATGTCGCGCGCGCTCGGAATGACGCCGGACTACAATCCTCCAGAGGGACGATGGACGCGGTGGGAGGACGACTGGGCGATCGCCCTCGACACCATCGTGGAGCCTGGCACCCTGATCAAGGCGCGGCGCAACAGCGGAGAGATCAGCGAGCAGACCGTCGCCCGGACCGTGTGCGTGCGCGATGACGGAAGTTCGATCGTGCTGCCCGAGAAGGGGCCCTTCGAACCATCGCGCGAGGACGAGCGGGCGGCTCGCGCTCGCAAGCGGTTGAGGTACCGATGAACACCGTCAAGGTCATGGGTCGGGCATCGAGGTGGGATGGGCCCTACTACGTCCAATCGTTTGAGCGCGGCCAGTGGATCCATTGTCCAGGCGAGTGGATGTCGATCGCGGACGCGAAGCGCTACGCCGAATCAGCGACGGGCGTCTATGAGCCGTCCACCGAATACCGAGTGGTGCCCAGTACGCACATCGACCGCCCGCGTCGGGTGCGAGAGTTCGTGATACGACTGAAGACGAATGAACTGACTCGCGCCGGTCTCGTCCGCCTGGGGGACATGTTGCGCGCCGCAGCGGATCCAGAACTCGACCGGCTCTGGACCCCAAAATCGAAGAGCGGGCAGCGTGTCCTAGAGCGCGCACGAGCGCAGGCCATCGCCTCGACACCACCGCGCAACCTTGCCCCACGGGTTGGGCTCCTCCGCACCCTTCGCCTCGAGTTCGTTGGCCACGATGTGTGGTCGACCGTTCGTGTTCGGGGCATGAGGCCCTGGGTGGCGCGACCGGTTCTGCGCCTGTCTGACCTGGTCGGCATCGACGGACGCCGTCGCGTCGAAGTCGAAGACAGGACGTTTGATGTCGGCCAGTTCGACTACGCTGGCGCAGACAAGACGGGTGGGACGGGCGTTGACCTGGTTTTCCAGCTACGTCAGGGCGTTGTCTACGAGGTGTTTGACCGAGCTCGCAGGGTCGGACCTCGCCGCAATTTCATGATCCATGACGGCCAGTGCGGGCACGATATCTCGCGCGAAGAGGCCCGCCGTGCGCAGGGTTGAACTCGACGTCGACGTCATGACCGCTGCGCGCGAGCGCGTGGCCTGGGTGTTCGACACCTTTCCACGGATCTGCGTCAGCTTCTCCGCAGGCAAAGACTCGAGCGTCCTGCTGCACCTGGTCGTCGAGGAAGCGCGCCGCCGCAATCAGCGGGTTGGCGTGATGCTGATCGACCTTGAGGCCCAGTACAGCGCGACTATCGACCATGCGCTGGCGATGTATCGCGACCACGCGGACGTGATCGAGCCGCACTGGGTCGCGCTCCCGATCGTGCTGTGCAACGCCGTCAGTCAGTACGAGCCGCGCTGGGCTGCCTGGGATCCCGATGCCCGAAGCGCGTGGGTCCGACAGCCTCCAGAGTTTGCGGTGACCGACCCCGGGTTCTACCCCTTCTATCGCCACGCGATGGAGTTCGAGGAGTTCGTCGAGTGCTTCGGCGAGTGGTACAGCCAGGGCGAACCCACTGCGATCTTGGTTGGCATCCGGGCGCAAGAGAGCCTCAATCGCTATCGCACGCTAATCAACGCCTCCAAGACCACGGTAGACGGGAAGAGGTGGACCACCTGGAAAGGCGGGTCGACCTACAACGCCTACCCGATCTATGACTGGCGAACCGAGGACATCTGGCGAGCGAACGGCAAGTGCGGGTGGGCCTACAATACGGTCTATGACCAGATGCACTTGGCCGGACTGACGATCCATCAGGCGCGACTTTGCCAGCCGTACGGTTCCGACCAGCGTAAGGGGCTTTGGTTGTTCAAGGTGATCGAGCCCGAGACGTGGGCCCGGGTCGTCGCGCGCGTCCTCGGTGCCAACACCGGTTCGCTCTACGCCCACAAGAGCGGCGGGCTATTCGGTCGGATCAAGGTCAACCTGCCCGCCGGGCACACCTGGGAGAGCTTCGCAGGATTGTTGCTCGAGACGATGCCTCCGGCGAGCCGTGAGCACTACGAAGCCAAGATCGCCGTCTTCGTGCAGTGGTACCGGGCCCGCGGGGTCTGGCCGATCCCAGACGACACTGACGAGGCGTTGGCGGAGCGCTTTCCCAATCACAAGGGCCCGTCGTGGCGAAGGATCGCAACGACGTTGCTGAAGAACGACTGGTGGTGCAAGGGTCTGAGCTTCTCGCAGACCAAGAGCGACGCCTACGAAAAGTACCTGCGCGTCATGAAGGCGCGCAAAACCAAGTGGGGACTATGACAATCGAGATCGTCACGCTTCCACCCGAGTCTCGTCTCATCGCACCGCTCGTCGCGCCCATCGCGATGTCGCGCGAAGCCAAAGCGGTGATGAAGGTCGCGGACACAAAGACCTGGTGGGTCGCCATCGCCGGCGGCGAGCCGATCGGACTCGTGGCCGCGGACCAGCATCATGACCACGTGCTGCTGCAGCATGCCATCGTGCTCGCAGCGCACCGAGGCAAAGGGGTCTACAGGGCACTCTTTCGTGCCCGGCTCAAACACGTCAAGCAACTCGGTCTGAGGCTTCGCGCCGTTGTCGCTCCGGAACTCATCGAGACATTCGAGGCTCACGGATTTGCCCAAACGGGTCCGAGGGGCAAATACGCAATCATGGAGATCAGCAATGAATGAAGACCTACGTGCGCTCACCAACGCGATGGTGAGCGAACTCTCGCGACTCGACCTGTCCGAGCGCGTCGTCGCGCTCAACTACGTACGCGGCCGACTCCACACGGAAGCGAGTCCGTTCGCGGACGAGCCCGTGGACTTCGTTGCTTGGGAGCCGTCCGCCGATGTCCGAGCAAACGACTACAACCCGAACGCTGTGGCGCCTCCCGAGATGCGCTTGCTGGAGCACTCGATCCTTGAGGATGGCTACACGCAGCCGATCGTGGCTCACGACGTCGGAACGCAACTCGAAGTCGTCGACGGGTTCCATCGCAGCCGCGTGGGCAAGGAGTCCAAGGACGTGCGCGCGCGCGTCCTCAACTACCTGCCAGTGGTCAGGATCCGAGCGGGGCGCGAGGCCAAGGACGACCGGATGGCCTCGACTGTCCGCCACAACCGAGCTCGCGGCTCGCACGGCGTGATCGCCATGCAGGACCTGGTCGCCTACCTGTCCAAGAAGGGGTGGGACACTGCGAAGATCAGCAAGGAACTCGGGATGGACGACGACGAAGTGCTGCGCTACCGGCAGATCAGCGGCCTCGCCGAGTTGTTTGCTGACCAAGAGTTTTCCCTCGCGTTCGAGATCATCGACGACCAGGACGAGGACTGATGGCCAGCCGACCAACAGAGTACCTCCGCGAGCGGCAGGCGGCCGCCCGAGAGATGGGCCGCTGCATCTGGTGTGGTGAGGCGGCGGCGAGCCCCGAAGGGATCCTCTGTGGCACGTGCCTCGCTTCGAAGGCAACGGCCTACCTGCGAGCCAAGGCAGCGTCGCGGTGCACCAAATGCGGCGAGCCGGCCGACGGCTCGTGGGCCTGCGAGGCTTGCCGAGACCGCGCCAACGACCGTCGACGCGAACGGCGTGGGCAGAGAACCCATGACTGACCCAGCCAACCCCCCTCCGGTGACGGCCAACATTCTGGTCGGACTCAATCTTGAGCGCCTGCTCGTTGAGAAAGGCTGGGAGGAGGAGGCCTTCGCAGTTCGACTCGGGATGGCAGGGCAGGGACGGACGGTGACGGCCCGCCACGCGGTCAGCAATCTCCAGCAGTACCTGCGAGGGAACCGCTACCCGGGCGCTGCGACGCTGGACCGCTGGGTCGAAGTGCTCGGTGTTCCGCACTTCGAATTCTACCTCCCTGTGCAGGCGCCGATCAGCCCAGAGGCGGGCGAGTGAGCGCCCGACGGCTGGAAGCTCTCGCTGCGATGGCGGAGACCTGCGAGACAGCGGGCGAGCGCGCGGCAGCTCTCGCTGCCCTACAGGCCCACCGTCGTACCCAACTCGAGCGCCAGCCCCCGCCGCTCAAGGACGGCCCGCTGGTCACCCGGAAGGGCGGCCGACCTTTCCGGGGCAGGCAGGACTGCGACGGCGATGTCTGGGTCCCTGTCCAGTTGAGCGAGGCTGACGCCCGGGAACTCGCGGCGAGCCGCTCGAGGCTGGTCACGAAGGTCAACGGCGCGGTCTGCCTGGTCTTGGCGGAGCGAGTCGAGGTCGACGACGACCGGCAGCAGATCATCGTGGTCGGGCATGTTCTTGCCGGGCTCGCAAGTAAATCGGGCTGACACCTTGCGGACTAATGCGGCGCGTATTATAGATCTGGACATGACCCGCCGCGCGAAGCTCAGCATCGACACGATCATGACCTTCGATGTCGAAGGTCAGCCCTTCGTCGGCTGGGTCGTTGGCACGACCTTCGACGCCGCCGGGATGACCTACGCGTGGCGCTCGACGTCGGGGCTCGGGGCCATCACCCGCGGCATCCCCAAAGACGCCCAAGCCGTCACCTGAAATCCACAACCAGCGGGGATCGATCCCAGCCCAACCACGACAGGAAAGACCATGACCATCACCCACCACATCAGCATCATCATCAGCTACATCCGGCAGGGCCGCGCCTCGCGTGCCCGCACCCGGGCCTCTGGGGCCCGCTGGACCCTCAGCGGTTGGACGCACGAATCACGCGATACTCTGCGCGCGCGACGCGCGCGAAGGTCCGCGCTTCGGCGGGCCAGCCAGATCAAGAAGATCGGCCCCAACACCTGGCAGTCGGGCGGGCCCGACGGTCCGATCATGACCATCACCACCCGCTGACCACGCCAGAGCAAACCATCATGGAAACCGACACCATTACCACCACCCCGCTTGATATCGTAATGCTCGCCGCGAAACTCTCGACCGAGACGGGCGAGTTCAGGTCGGCCGCGGAGGCGGCCGATAAAGTCTGCGCGGTCAAAGACAAGCTTGCGACGGAGCTAAATCAGATCCGTGCCGAGCGGGAAGACCGTTCGGCGAATCGGCGGGCCCTTGGCATTGGCATGCATGCACCGGACCGCGACCTTGACGAGCGTGCGCAACTCGTTCGCTCATGCCACGAGGCCGCAAGCTATTGGCTGACGCGGCAACTGCGTCACGCCTACGAACTCAGCCGACACGCCGGCTACTCTGGCTAGCTATCGGTCGCTATCGGTCGCTCGCAGACCACGGACCCAGCCCCGCCCTCACGAGGGGCGGGGCTTTTGCGGTAGGAGAACCCGACGCGCATGAGCATCCTCGCCAGCCTGATCTGCCGGATGCGACGCCCCAAGTCCGCTCAGCTCACCGAGGGCTATCGGGCTCCCGCCGACCCCGACCCCGTGGCCGAGCTCGGGATCTACATGCGCGGACTCGTGACGCGGGTCCGAGTGCTCGAGCGGCAGCTCGCCGAGCAAGGCCAGGTTCCGGCCTCGACACCAACGGGTCGCCAGATCATCGCGGCCGCCGAGCTCGTAGAGAGCCTCGCGCGGGGCGAGGGCGTACCGTCGCAGTGGAACACCCTCGAGCTGCGCGAGCTCGCTGGGCTGCTACGCGGGCTCGGGGACTGGGTCTAGCCGCCCGAGCGTGCAAGCCACGATGTCGGTCTGCGAGACCTTCGGGTAGGGCTTCGAATCGGGCAGGTGGCGCCTGCCCCGTCGCTCGAGGGCCCAGGCGTATTTGAGGTTCATTCGGCGGGTCAGCCTCGGGATCCACTGCTGCAGCCACGCCGTGGCGTCCTCGGACTCGCTGAGCTCTGCTGCGCCGTGGGCCACGAGCAGTCCGGCCGCGTAGCGCCAGCCCTTGTCTCGCTTGCGGATCTTCGCCAGCGCTCGACCGTGGACCACCGTGCCGTCTGGGAGCAGGCGCCGACGCTCGGCCTTGCTCCGGCCGAGGTAGACCGCGTTGGTGGCCTGGTAGATCGTCCCGAGGTGACCGGGAAAGACTTGGGCTCCATCGGCCGAGGTCCTCGGCTCCGGATCCGAGAAGCTCACCACGCCGGTGTAGCCATCACGCCGGAGCAACTCGAAGCACCGGGCGAGGAACCAGCTCTCGCCGTTGGCGGGGACGTCATCGAGCAGGACGAAGCGCCCGAGTTCGGCGCGGCTGTTGTTGTCGCCGGGCGCGGGGTCGAGCGCGCGCGGGTTGGCGGGAACGCTGAAGACCGCGACCCCGACGAGTTCGGCTCGCGGCTCCGATGTCCACGCTCGGGAAGCTCCACGGTAAAGCCCAACGCGCACCCGCGCCGCCGGGTAGCTCCCCGAGTAGTGGTGCTTGAGCACGAAGCGCTTGGCCTCGGTCCCCGGGGATCGGCTCGACGTCGTAGGCGCGGGTGTCGATCGGCTCCCCTGCCGGTCGGTAGCTGCCCCGACGATCCTTCCAGCGTTGCACGTGTCCGACGATCACCCGCCCACCATCGGTGGACGCGTTCGGCACCGCCAAGTCGAGCGGGTCTACCAGCGACCCTTGGCCCTTCGCCCAAGCACTTGGCTCAGGCGATGGACCCCTGGTTTGCTGGGAGCGTCGTCGGGCACCGTGCGAGACGGCGCGTGCTGCAACGACAGCCGAGTGGCTCCGCCGCGGCGCGCGGCCTCCACGATGACGGGCCGGCCGACCTCGCGCAGCATTATCTTCAGGCTGTCAGCCACAACGCGCCCGCCAGACATCATCATCCTGTCTGCGTCGTAGAGTTGCTCGAACGTGGCCAACTCCAGCGACCCCACAAACGCGATCAGCTGTTCCCAGGTCGACGACCCGCGACCGGCCTCATCCTCGACCGCGGTCATCATCAGCCGTGCCCAGGTGTCCGCGCACCAAACCGTGGTCCGCCCGAGGGCCACGCAGTGACCCCGCCAACTGTCTGGAATTCCTTCCAAGGCACGGCCGCGACTCTGGTCCATCGGCCACGGGAATTTTGCCTTGGGTTTGGTCTTGGTGCTCATGAGCTCGGTGCTTTCGAAACGTGCGTACGGACGCAACCCTCAAACGACGTAGGACTGGACACGTCGCGGCGACAATACGGGCAGCGCTTGATCCCCGCGATGATGTCGCGGACCACGCTGCACGCAGCCGCGATCGACTCCGCGTTGGGATCGTGGTGCCTATCAGCTTTGGCCACGTTTTGGTGATCGATGACCTCGCGCAGTGCGGCGTCCGAAGATGGGACTCCCATCTCGACATCGGCCAGAAGGTCGAACAACAGGGCGCGCAGTTCGCCGCGCGGCACGCTGCCGTGAACGAACCGTCGCGCATCACTCAGATCCTCGTTGGAGATGCGGTCCTTCATGGGCTTGGTGCTTTCGGGTCGAGCGGGAAGAACCCGATGTTGTTCATGGCGAGCAAGTCGTGCTCGTACAGCCACAGGGCCGCCTTGAATACTACACGACAGCCCGCGCCATGTCCCCGCGGCTGATGCTCGCCGTCCACCCGCGCCCCACGTGCCGCTGCTCGTAGTGCATGCGCCGGTAGAACGGCGACCGCTCGAGGTCGGCGATCGACGCGAACGAGTCGAGGTCCCGCCTGGCCGCAAGGCTCTCCGCGGTCATGTGCACGGCCTCGCCGCCGTGACTTCGGGGCTTCGTCGGGAGGATCTGGGCACCCATGCTACTTACCTCCGTGGTCAGGGTTAGGTGGAATCCTCGGCAAATAGTGAAGTAATGTGGCGAGGATGGCCGCGAGCATCGGCGGCCTGACGATGTGGGCGCTAAATTCGAGTACGCGGCTCATGACTTTGCCTCCGTGACCTCGTCGCCCCTTGGGGTCGGCAACGAAAGGCCGTGCCGGCGCGCGATCTCCAGGCAGACTTTGCAGGTCGGCTTGCGCTCCGGGTGCGAGTAGAGACCCCAGAACTTTTGAGCCGGCTTGCACAACGCGTCGCCAGCCGCTCGCCGCAGCCGGCCACTCACGAGGTCGGTCGACACCACGAGGTGGTCAGATCCGGCCGCGTTGCCAGCGTCGCGCGGGTGATAGGCACCGTACACCGTGAGGGCAACGACGTTCTTCGCTGCCTTGCGCGGAGCAGCTGACTGGACCGTCGGCTGGACCCCCAGAGCGATTACAACACCCGAACCGGCACACATCAGCGTGTTCGTGGACCAGGCGGCCTTGGATCGTCGATGGTCTCCGAACCGTCCGTCCGCGCCGACCCTGACACGACGCCCGCACTCGTGACACTTGCGTATCACCGCATTGACTTCTATTGGCTCGCCCATTGCGGTGAACCTTACAACGGTTATTTTCTGGCGTCAAGCACTCGCTAGCTGAACAACTCGGCCAGCGTATCCGGCCCGTCGATCGTGCTCGTGTCGATCGTGAACGGCGGGGCCACTCCGTCGTGCGCGATCAGGAAGTACTGGCATCCCTTCGGCCGCGCGCGCTCGTTCAGGACCGTGAAGTACGCGATGGCGTCTTCGGCGTCGGTATCCAGAAACGTGAACTCGGCCGAGCACGGCGCGTACTCGACCGAGGTGAACGACTGGCCGACGTCCAGTAGCGCCGTCGCCACCGCGCCAACCACTGCGGGCGTGAGGCGGGCGAAAGTGGCTGGCAGCAGGGCGATCAGGACGTTGCGGTATCGGCCTTCAGTCCAGCCGTCCGGTTGCAGGTACTGGAGCTCAGCGCCGCGCTCCGTGAGCTGAACGCCCTCGGCGGTCATGACCGACGTCCGCCACCGGGTCAGCCACAGCGCCTCGAGGACGTCGCGGACCATCTGCACGAGCACGTTGCGACGCGCGATCCAGTACGGGTCCTGGAGCAGCGCCGGGCGAAAAGTCTCGTTCCACAGCTGCTCGGGGTCGATCGGATTGTCGCCGTAGACTGGATCGGTCACCCGGTCAATCTACCACCGCGCACCTGTGTCCGCGTGCCGTCCCCTAGACGTTGTTGATTGTGATCCGGCCAGCGGCGAACACGAGCAGATCTCGCACTTCGGCCACCACTGTCGTGGCCGCCGGCGGATTCCCGAGGCCGATGAACGCCGGAGAAATGTTCGAAATTCCTGGCACCTCGGGAGTGAACATGGCGCGCGCCATGACCTGCGCCGCGGTAGCATCCTCCCCGACCTTGCGCCCTGCAGCCCAAAGCAGAATCCACGCCTTGATCGCATCTCGCCGCGCGTCCTTGGCCGCAGTGCTGGTGTCCAGCGAGTACCCCTCGCCCCGCTCAAGCGTTAGCTCGACCCAAACGTCGACCTCGTTCGGCTGAGAGTAGCTGATGTCGATCGTGCCGCTCGGCGTGAAGTCGTCGGGGATCGTCTCCGTGGTCGTGCCGAGCAGTTGCACCGTGTAAGTCCGCGATGCTTGCAAAGCCGTTGCGATCTCCACGCTGTCGCCACCCTGGACCAGAGGCTCGAGCCAGTGAGTGAGGCCCCAGTAGGAGTCTGGCGTATCGGTGGGGTTCTCAAACAGCTTCACCGACGTGACATCACCGACCGCAGCCAGTGCGGCGCCAATGAATTGGCCGGTGACGCTGTCGGTAAAGCGCTGGCGATACTCGAGACCTGTCTCTGCGAGCCGACCTTTGGTCGCGGCGGCTACGTTCGGTCCGGTGGTAATCCAGCCCAGCACCGGCGTAGCGATGTTCCACGTTGACGCGTCCGCTGCGGTCTTCGGGCCCACAGTCGAGAATGCGAATGTCCCGTCGTCCGGGATCACGACTGGCGCCTGAAGCACCCACGTAGTCGCACCTGCGCCGTCGGAGTCCAGTCGCACAGCCGAGCCCGCGGGGACGTTCGTGAGCGCAACCCCGGCAAGCGGCAGCACGACCGTGCTCGAGGAGTCTGGTTGGGGCGGGCCGATGAACGGGTACAGCAGATTACGGAGGCTGGCCCCTTCACTGGACCCCACGTAGTTCGACGCGTAGGTCCCGGCCGCGTCGCTCCAAACGTCGAACAGGATGCGCGCCGTGGTCTTGGCAGCGTCCAGGTCCGGGGACGCCTGGGTCTGATCGATGATGATGCCGGTCTCGGTGAACCAGTAGTCGACGTACGTTTGCTGGATCTCCGCAAGCGTGGGCGAGACGAACCCTAGCGTGGTGTCGAAACCGTAGGCTGGCACGGCTGCCAACCTACCACAGCAGCATGTGCGAGGTCAGACGGAGGTCAGGCAGCGACGGCGACTGGCCCATCAACCGTGTTCGCCGTCACCGTGATCGCATAGGTCGTGCCATCGAACGCCACGACCGGGCCGGCGAGGATGCCCGTCACGCCGGGGTAGCCGAGCACGACCTCGGCTACGAGTGCGCTCCGCTCCGCGTCGGACGTTGACGGCGACAATATCTCCTCGATGTCCAGTCCCTGGCTGACCCCCATTCGGTAGGTCCCCTGGATCGTGCTGAGCAACTCCCACAGTCCCACGCGGATCTCGTCGCGGCGCGTCGTCGTGTAGCGCGTGGGCTGGAACGTCCGGCCGGGCGGCGCCCCGTCAACCGTGATGTCGCGCGTGTTGATGTCGATGACCGGCACCACCGCAAATTACCACAGGGTCGCGACCACTAGGCCGTGACCGCAGCGCGGTCTCGGTAGACCAGTCGCACGGTGGTGCCAGGGTCCAAGTCGTTGCGCCCCGGGTCTCGCCCTGCGCCCGTGTAATCCCACGAGAGCAGTTGACCGAGGCCGCGCCCTGGAAACCTAACGTCACCGCGAAACCCATGCAGCACATTTACCCCGTGCCGAAGGATCTGGCCGGAGATAATCAGCGTGCCGTCTGCCTGCGCGAGCGACAAGGTCCAAACGCCGGGCTCACCAAACACGAGCTCGGGCGGCGGGTCGCCCTCATCGTAGAACGGGACCCGAGCCGCGCCGGCCAGCCAGAACAGACCCACGCGGTACTCCACGCCGTCGAGCAGTTGGCGTGTGTTGGATCCGAGCTCGCCCGCGATCGCTGGGTTGATGTCGACGACGGGCATCGCTGGGAAGGTACCACGGGACTACGGCCACACGTTCGCGCCGATCTCAGCCGACGCTTCCGCGCCGACACCCGTGGTCGACTGGCGTCCGCGCTCGGCTGGGCTCCCAACCACGTCAACGAGCTCATCGCCGACGTCGGGCGCTGCGCTCGTGAATGCCGTGGTGAAGCGCGCCGACTCGCCAAACATGAGGGTGGCGTGGAGAACCCCCGACTCGGTCCCCGACAGATGCGGACCATCGATATCGTCCAGCACCCAGACGCCTATCCCCGCAGGGGTGCGTTCGTAGTGTTCGCCTGTCCACACCCGTAGTTCGCCGTCGTGAGCCTGCGCGGCGAGCAGGCGCTCCGCAGTCTTGGCTGAGTGGTCGGTCTCCCATCGGCCGATGAGAAACGCGCCGAAGTGGGGCTCCACGTCGCTGCACTGGATCTCGATCGTCAGCGTCTCGGGCACGCGGAGGCGGTGTGTCGTGAGCGATTCGCCAGCCTCGAGCGAGTCCTCGGTGCGCTCCCACTTGCTGCTCCGCTTGATGGTCAGGATCGAGTCAAGGTGCACGTCGATCTCAGGTCCCCCGGCCGAGAGGATGCGACCGGGCTTGCCTACGGAGCCGAGTTTGCTGGGAATGGGCATGGCTATTGGATCTCCACTTTGGTCGTCTCCAGGGTCGGTCGCAGGACCTCGTACACCGCCTTGAAGGCGGAGTGGATTGCTACGCCGCCATCGTTCGGCACGGGCACAGCGTTGGAAAACGCGTCAAGGGCATCAAGCAGCTCCGCCTTGATGCCCTTGCTTGTCGCGGCTGCGCCGAGTTTGATAGTTTGTCCGTCGGCAGGCTCGACCACGATGGACCCGGATGCCTCCATACTGATCGATGCCACGGGCGTTCCTTGCTTGGTCAGGGTCAGCGCGCCGACCGAGTCCAACTCGATCGCCACGCCGGCTGGTCCGCCGATCGCCAGCCCGGCCCACGTCTCCGGGGCACCGCTTGGCGCCGTGATCCCGAACGGCACCGCGAGCATGTCGTGCAGCACATGTGACCGCGCGCCGTTCACTTCGTCGACCTGGCCAGGCGTGCGAGTCGTGATCCATGGCCCAGTCGCCCGGTCCGCCACGAGCCCCAGCACCTCATCGCCAGCGGCCACCGGCATGAGCACGAAGAACCCGCCGCCCGTCATGTTGAGCATCGGCGTGTCCGGGGTGATGTCCGTCGGTGCTGCCTCGCCAGCGACCAGGTCTGGCGTCGCGCTCTGGACGTCGACCATCTGCTCGCGTGCGCTCGACGTTGCGACCGAGTTCACCACCCCGGGAACGATCGTGCGCAGCCGATACATGATCGACTCGCGCCATCGGATCATGTCTTCGACCCACCTCATCCCTCGGGCCCCGGTGAGACACGTCCGCCAGCGTCTGCTTTGAGCAATTGCCCGATGCGCAGGTCCATCATCTTGTCAAACAGGTCTTGCACGCGCGTGGCCAAGTCGCCAAGCCCAGCCTCGGCGGCAGCTTTCCCGGCGGCTCCTGTGACCTCCGCAAGTGCGTCGCGTCCCGCGAGCTCCCCGATCGTCTGGTTGAACGTGTCGATCATCGTGATGTGGATCTGCGGCGCGATCATGAGGTTCTGCGGCGGCGGCCGGCCCTCAAGGACGGACCCGGGACCGCGTAGTCCGAGCACGTCCAGGATGTTGTTGGCGCTCGCGTCGAAGACCTTTCCTGCGGCGAGGAACTTTTGCTTGAGTTCTTCCTCGCGCTTCTTGCCGGCCTCGCGCGATTGGGCAAGTGCTTCCTCGAACGTGATGCCTTCTTGCACCAAGCGCTGGAGTTCTTCGCCTGCGAACTTCTCGGATTGCGAGCGCGCCGCCGAGGATGCTTCCTTCTCGAAATCAAAGAATACATCCTCCTCTTTCTTTTTCCCCTTTTTCCTTATCTTGCCGCCGGACCCTAGCCGCTTGCGCTCTTGCTGTTCGGCCTCAACGCCCACCAGGCTCGCTTGTTTTTTTGCTGCGTCCTCTGGCATCCCAGCGTCGAGAAGCCGCTTGAATTCTTTTTGTGATGCCTCTTCGCCGACCCCTTGCGCCGCCTTGTCAAGCGGGGCCGATGGGTCGAAGCGCTGCTCATCTTTCTGGCGCTGTTTTTCTTTCTTGTCAGCCTGCTCTGAACTGCGGCGATCCTGTTCCTTTTTTGCCGCGTCGCGGGCCGCCTGCGGAAGGCTCTGATTTTCAGCGACTTGCGCGAGTTCTTCGTCTGTTAGTGTCCCGGCAATCGCCCCAGTAACGGCGCGCTTGATCGCCGCAAGAGCCGCCTGCGCTTTTACCCGTAATCCATCGAGGACGGCGCCCGTTTCTTCGGCCTCGGCATTTAGAAATCCGAACGCCTCGCCTATCCCACGAATGCCATCGCTTAGCGGCGTCGTGATTAGGAGCGCTTTACCAATGGCATCAAGCGCCGCGAGCACGCGGTCTGTTACCTCGACCGCAGAATCCAGCATGCCGACCAGCGCTTTCCACAGCCATATGAGAGGCTGCAAAGCACGTGCGACCAACTCCATCACGTTGACGAGCAACTCAAACCCGTCCGTCACGTCCTGGGGATCCAAGTCTTTCAGCGCGTTGCGCATCAACGTGAAGATCTTGTCGAGCGCCTGCCCGAGCAATTGAGCATTGCGCGGGTTTATGAACTTCTCCTGTAGGAGTGCCAGGATCTCGCCGGTCCGCTCCAGCGGACCAGACTGCGCTGCCGTGTTGAGAAACTGCGAGAGCGAGTCCTGGGCGTTCGACAACTGCCCGGCCAGCGTCTTGCTCTGTGCTTCCATGGCGCCAGCGATGCCGGGGTACTGGCCGAACTTCGTGAGCAGATCCGTGATCGCTTCGGCGTTTTTCTCGACAGCGAATTTCTGGCCCTTGAATGAGACTATGATCTTGTCGCCCGCCGTCTTCGCCGATAGACCGTATTTCTCCAGCGGGTCGAGTTCGCCACGCGCAGCGGCGGAGATCGCGTCTGTGATTGACTGGAGATCACCGCCGAATGACGACGCCAAATCACCGAGTCCGGTGAGTCGTGCCGCGGTCGGATCTACGCCGCGCGTCGTCAAATCAATAAATGCCTTCGTCACTTGCTGCAGTGAAAACGGGGTCTTGGCGGCAAACCCCTGAATGAATTTGAAAGCTTTGGCGCCGGCCTCGGAAGACTGGAGCAGGTTGTCGAGTCGCGACTGTAGCGACTCGAACTCCATGCCCGTTTTGAGCACGGGCACAGCCACAACAGCGAAAGCAGCAGCAGCAGCAGCAGCAGCGACCGCGGCGAATTTAGCTACGTTCGCAGCCTTGCGCATGCTCCCGCTGAGATCACCGAATCCGCGTGAGCTTCGCTTGGCACCGGCGCCGGCCGCGTTGACCTTCGCGGCCGCCTTCTGGGTCTCGTCGCCCGCTGACGCCTGTGCACGGGCCGTGACCTCGGCCGCGCGCGCAGCCTTCAACTGCTGCTGCGCGAGCATGGCCCAGGATTTCGCCGTGCGAGCCGCGGTCTTACCCGCC